TGATTAGGATTCCAATTTGGTTTATCATCAATATCGGGATCGTACACAACCATCCTACTGAAAGCTGGTGAAGTCATTATGCCTTTTATTGTTTTTGTAATAAACTTTCCTTTATCTGGTAATTGACGATCTAAAGCTAAAAACTTTAGATTTTCTATAAAGTCGGGATCACTCATGATTTTGTGCAACATAAGATGTTTTGCTCTTTGATGTTCCCTAACAATTTGTTCTGTTGCTAAGTATCTCCAACTTACTACACCTCTCATTCCAGAATATACTCTGGACAAAGCAGCCGATGTTGTAAGTGCAGATGGTATGGCAGACAGCGTATCTGTTCCTAATTGCGCCCCTTGTCCCCTTAACATAACAACCGCAGATAATAAATCTTGAAAATCTTCAAACACAGAACTACTTTTACCTTCTGTTCTTTTTATAGCATCATCAATTGTTTTAATACCACCCGCCATGTTGTCGTAAGTATTCATCATGTCAACTAAATTAAAATCAAATTCTAAAGTTGTTGCTTTATTAAGATCTAGCCCTACACTAGAACGTCCTCTTTCTAAAGCTGCTCTTGTTTTCCATAACTTATACTTTTTGCCAAATTCAAAAGGCTTAGTTCCTCCCTCATACAACTCTTTGTTTACAGCATAATCAAGAGATGGTCTTCTTCGATCTGTTCTTATTACAGATCTTTTAATCATTGTGCTTATAAGAACATCTCTCATGCCTTTTATTTTTGTTACTTGATCGCCTGATAAATTTCCAGTTCTTAAATCTTCAGGAGAAATATTATACATCTCTTTTAGAAAAACAGACATTCTATTTCCGCTTATTTCTTCTCTATTTTTCTTTATAGATTCAATTCTTTTATTTATACTTTCTAGGCGTTCTACCGAGCTTCTTCCTCCATACTCTAGTATCTCTTCTGCAGCCTCATCTGTAAGATCACGAACTCTTCCTAAAATATCACTCATGTCTTCTAATGCTGGCATAGATTCCGTAGCATAAGTATCGGCTCTATTTGAAGGAAACAGAAAATCAAATAGATCGTCACTTGTAGTAATCTTACCTACTTGTTCCCCTATGCCTTTATTTATAGATTCTCTTTGAAGGTCGGTCATACGTTTCAAAGCAACGTTAAGGTCTTTTTCAACTCTATCCAGTTCTCCTCCAACTCTGTAGTTACTTGTGTTATGCATTTTCTCAATATAATTTTCTGCAGCTTTAAAAGCTTTGTCTGTAATTAAGGATGATTTGACTTTTTTACCATTCACTTCAATTTCAAAATTTCGTAACTGATTTAGTTTTATTTTTTGAGATTCTAAAGTTGATCCAAGTATTCCTCCACCTGTCTCGTGTAAAGCGTAGCCTAAAGTAGAACTTATTTTTTCTCTAAGATCTTCTCTTACTCCAGCTAATTTAATTTTACTGCCATCTGCCCGTGTAAAATCTCCAAACATTTCTTCAAATGTTTCTTGTGCTTGTTTTACACTGTCAGCTTTCAAAAATATTTCCAATAATCTGTGATCCGCTATGGACTCTTTTCCTGCATCTTCATTCTTTGACAATCTTTTTCCTAAATAGCTATCATGCCATGTGTTTGTAAACTTCGTATAAAATTTATTTGCTTCGTCTAGTTCTTCAATACCGTGTTCCGAAAAAGTATTGTCTAAACTTCTTACGGATTTTCTAATTTCGTGAGCAACTTCAGGTTTTGTATTTCTGTTTCTCCACGCCCATCCATTGTGTGCTTTTCTTAAATTATGCATTTCTTTGGCATCCATAGTATGATTAAATCTTTTATTTAAGAATTGTCTTCCCCTCGCACTGTCTGAAGATAAATTAGATAAAACACTTTTAAGATAATCTTCAACGGACATGCCCATATCATCTGCGTGTTCTTGAGCATTTTCAATAGTAGCTCTTAAATCAACATTATCTCCAGCCATGTTAGTTCTTGTTGCTTTTATTTTAGAACTTAAAGTAAGATTTTCAGTCAAGTCAAATTCGTCAGCAAGCGAAGATAATTGTTTTCCTTTTTGAGAAAGCTCAGAAACTGGTAGATTCTCAAGAGAATTGTACCTAGCTACCTTTATAAATCTATCTATTGTTTCAGAATAAGACAATTCTTCGGGAAGCTTTTCCGATGCCCTCGTTTTTCTACCAAAAGCCAAATGTTTATTAGAATCTTTTAACAAAGAAGTAATTTCTTTAAACTCATTAAGCTCCATATTGCGTAAGTTTTCTAACTCAAAAACATAATCATTTGCTCTTAATTGTTGTCCTTCTAAGACTCTATCTAGTTTATCGAACAAATCAGTTTTGTTCTGTTCTAACCCTTTGTATACTTTATCTATGTTACCTGCTACATCAGAACCAAAGTTTGTTACGTTTGTTTCACCAACATCATCAACAAAATGTGTTTTGGATAAATTAAATCCATCCTCTGATTCTAACACTCTCTTAGCGTCAAATGTGTGTTTTAGGCCGTATAAATAATCTTTTTGATCAGCCATAATTTTTATTTGTTCGTTAAGATCTGTCACGCCTTCTTTTAATTTTGCAACTATTTTAGAAGCACCGTCTTTTAGTTCTTTAAATTCTTCTGCTGTATGTTTTGCACCTTTTGTTAAATCATTCATTGCATCAATCAAAAATTCTATAGAATCTGTTTGTTCTTGTGCTTGTATTCTAAAAATATTTAATATGTTGTCTCCGTCTGTCTTAGACAAACCAAAAAGACCTCGCTGGAAATCTCCATTTTTGAAAGAACCGTTAAGTATATTTCCAAAAGTATTAACAGCTACAGCTTCCCTTATAGAATCTAAAGCAATAATAAGTTTTTTGCCCCCATCGCTATAACCTTTTGCTTCTATTCTTTCAATAATACCTGCTGCTACTTTGTCCAAACTGTCTAAACTTTCCATATACTCAGGAGGAAGTTGTTCTAAGACTGCTTTGCCGTATGTTTCTAAAGATTTGTATTCTTTACTGTGGTACATCATTATTGCGTCTAATTCTGTAAACTTAACAGGTCGCCCTTTTTCATCTAGAACTCTTCCTATATCTAATGCTTTAGTATCGTCAATATTAAATAATTTGTAAAATGGGACTCCTGCTGCCATTGCTCTTGCAATCTTTGTAAATTTAGCTCTCTGAACATCAACAACTTCTCCAGCACCAACTTTCAACTGTTCTCTTGTTCTTCCAAATGCATAGACCATTTGAGGTATGCTGAAAGCTGACTCTTCAAAAGCACCAGATCTGTTTGTAGTATTTAAAGGTATTCTCCAATTTTGTATACCGAACTTACCTGCTAAAACGGCTGATGCAGTCATGTCTACTAATTTCATTGCTGTTGTTGGTTTAGCAAAAATAGATGATAAAGCCATAGCATAGGACAAATCTTGCCATTCTGTTCCCTCAAAATATGAATCCCAAGTTCCTGCAATAGCTCCAGCACTTAATGTTGTCTGTGTTTCTAAAAGTTGCTTATAAAAAGTATTTTGTGGTATTTCTACAGTTTGTTTGCCTTGCTTTGTTTTTATAGTTCTTGTTAGTTTAGGCGTGTCTGCACCTGTAATTATTCTTCCTTCTACATATTCATATTCATCCAAGCCTTCTCTTCTTGCTCTTTCAAGATCGTCTCCTGTTTTTTGTCTTTTTGTAGCTACAGGAGTCCACGTTTTTTCGGCTTTTTTCTTTACTTTAAAGCTGTAATCCCACCATCTATCTGAGTTCTTTTCAATTTTAACTATGTCTTTAAAAGAACGAGCTAACTTTGCATCAGAAGCTACAATCCCGTCCATACCTAGTTTTAACAATTCTTCTTTTTTTCTTAAAATCTTTTCACTAACTTCTGCTGCAGTTTCCCAATCTTTGTTTGCTTCAGCTTTTGCTAACTTTTCTCTTAAAGGTTGAAGTTCTTTTCGTGATGTTAATGATTCTTTAGCAGCTTCTAAAACTTTATAACTTTTTCCACTTGGAAGCTTAACATACTTATCTGATCCTATGATAACAGTTGTTGCTTCTGACACTTTGCCCATAAGCTTCATAGCTTTAATCATCTTTCCTGGAACATTTAATGGTACAGCAAAGTCTGTTATATACATTACTATTTTTCCAGCAGTAGAAAAATCTTTTACGCCTAATGCTTTGTCAGCAGATTTAACAAATGCTTCAGAAGCATCTGATAGGTCTTTTAAAACACCTTCTCCAAGCCATAGTTGATCGTAGTCAACCCATCCATCCCCACCAAACAAATACTCATTATCAAAAGCAGCACGACCAACGTTTTCAATTGTACCTAGGCCATACTTATTAATAAGGTGAGGAACTTGGGCTACGAAAGCACCCCCTCGTATTCCTCCAGCAGCAACGGCTTTTGCTATTTCTCCTACTTTATCTCCAGTTTTCAGTACGACACGCGAAAAATCGCCTATGTCTTCATCTGTATCTAGCTCACTTTCTCCAAGGAAAAACTTTTCTATAGGACTTATATCAGGCTCGAATAAAGGATCTTCTTCAGTTCTCGCTTTTTCTAACTCTTCGCGTCTTTTAAGCATTCTTTCGCCACTTGAAAGAGGTTTCTCTTTTTCGTCAACGTCCTCCACAACTGGAGGTTGATCAACTACTTTCTCTTCTTCTTCTTTCTTTTTCTTTTCGTCTTCATCATCGAATAACGAAGATAACAAACTTAAATCAAGCGTTGCCATTGTAATTCCTATCTAACTTCATTTACATTAATTTGAGAGTTGTACAAAGATCCTATAAAGTCTTCGAGAGCTTTAATATCATTTATATCTGCTTTTTCTCCTGATCTTACTTTATTAATGTAGGAGTTCAGCGTAGATCCCAGACCCCTCACAGTCGCTGGTCTTCCCCCTTCGGTAACTCCTGCTCCCCAATTAATTTTATATTGGTTCAAATAATCAACCATCTTTATCTTTTTTTCTTTAGTGGTTTCTTCTTCTAATATACTTGTAAGAGATTTAGTTGCGTTTAGCAAATACGTATTCCTTGTTTCTTTGTCCAATTCCCTAAACGATCTTGGAACAGTAAGTGATGGGCTACCCTGTCTTCTCGTTATTATGTTTCGGACTTCTTTGTTAACAAGTGGTAACTTTTGTAGTATTTCTTCAAAATCAGTGTAAGCTTGTGCTGTATAAGCGTTTCTTAAGCCTGGTTTCATGTTCTTTATTCGTACGTTGCTAATTCTAGCGATAGACTCTGGCATAGTAATTCTTAAACGTTCTTTCGATGGTCTTAATCCTAAAGCTCTTGTTGCACTAAAAGTTCTCGATTTATCGTATTCTTCTGCGTAAATAAATTTACGAGTATTTCGATCAAATCTCAGCATCCTTTGAGAAACTCCTTCAGAATCAACTAAGTCCAAAAACTCAAGTTGATTTTCCATATCCATACCCATATCATCTATGATCTCAGATAGCCTTCCTACCCCGCCTTTCACAAATTCCTGACCTACGCCACCGCCCCAAAGCGCTCTGTACAAAATTGCAAAGTCTTCGTTTGATATGGCACGACCACCGCTTTGCCCTTGCACCATTCCAGCAAAGGTGTAAGTCATAGTAACTTTAGTCATAGCATTTTGAGCCATAAGATAAGTTTGGTAAGCTAACAATTGATGTAACGCTTTTTCTTTAGAATTGGTGGCATTGTTTGCTGCGTCACGGTGCGCTTTTATTTTATCTCCATAAAATTTTTGAAAATACCTGTTTATTTCTTCAACTTCTTTAAGTCTTGATCTGGTTAAATGATCATTTTTTGTATCATCTCTGCTTCTAAAGGTTTCTGAAGATATTTTTAAACCCGTCATTTTAACTATTTGGGATATATCGTCAAATGCAAATAACCAATCAGAAATTTTACTAAGAGTTCGTCTAACACCCGTTATTGCATCGCCTGATAATTCATACTTTCCTTCCTCAATTTGACGCCTAGAGCTATCTATTAAATTTAAAACACCTTCACCTTGCTTAGAATTTATAAAAGACTTATTTCTTCTTATTTCTTCTAATATATCCAACGCAGTCGCCCCATCTAGACGATTGTTTTGTATCGCATCTAATGCAGTTTTTATAACTTTTATATTTGTAAGATTCGTGTCGTGACTTTTAATGTTTCTTTTTGTTTCTCTAAGTTTTTTTTGAATTTCTTTTATAGCTTGTTTGCTTTTTATATAAGTATTTGATTTTTTTTCTGTTCTTGTTAATTTTCTAAGTCGCGTCCTAGTAAAAGTAGGTTTTTTACTTACAGGGTCAAATTCAGCCTTTACCCCTCCTGTTTCATCTTCTTCTATTCGCTGAAAAATAGCAGCCCTCATTGCTCTGGATACCTCTTTTTTATTTACTCTTCCATCCTCTTCGCCCTTAAACTGAAACAAATCAGACATTATTTCTTTTAGCTTATTATAATTCTCTTCTGTAGCCCCGCCTTCTGCTAAGTAATTGTCTAAAGCTTCATATAATCCTGAATTTTTTATTTTAATATATTGGTTTTTTAAGTTTGCGACATCTCTTTCCGTATTTTTTAATGTGTTTAACCAAGATAAATCATCATCATCTGTTATACCTGCTGCTTTCTTGTACGAGTGGAGTCTGATAAACTCATTAAATCTTTTATTGTTTGAGGCAGAGTTGTTAAGTATTATATAACCTTCTTCGCCATCTTTTGTTATAGTCTTTGTCTCTAGGGGAATTAGATCTATGTTGTCAGTTCTGCGATGATACGGAAAACCTTCTTCTATGGACTCATCAGAAGTAACAGTGACATCATTTCCAGAATTTTTTGGCTTTGTTATCATGTGTCCAGAATTTCTTCCATTTAGTGCTTCTTCTGAATCCTCTTCTTGGTTGGGATTGATAGAAACGTTAAGACCTTTACTATCTATGGCTCTCACTTTTGCGCCACCTTTTAGTTTACGTTTCGCTTCATTAAGATTTTGTGCTTCCCCTCCTTTCACCATAACTGCAGCTTTTTGATTTATTGTTTTACTAGGCATATTCGATGTGTCGTGTCGAGCATTAGATATGCCTCCATTATTTTTAGCTTTTTTATTTAAAAAACTGAAAGAAGATGAAAGGTTATTTTCTGGATTAAAAGTATGTACAGTATCTTGATCATTCTCTCCATAAGGAGGATACGTAATTCTTCCTTCTGCAGCAAGTTTACTATACATTTCCCCGTATTTTACTCGAATATGATCTCTTAATGCTTTTCCATAATCAGAATTTTCTGAGTGTGCTTTAAGAAGAGGTTCAAAACTTTTTAAACGGGCAAACATTACAAATGTACTATACCTACCGCTTGATATAAGATCTTTGTAATCTGGAGCTTGAGAAAATTGTGGTAATACTGCATCAACTGCTACTTCTGTAGGCGGTAATTTTAATGTTGTGAAAGATCCATAACCTCCAACTTTAGTAGGCACTAAAATTGTGTTACCAGTTGTATCGTCATTTGCTATTTTAGAGGCGGTAGCAAGTTGTTTAGCAGTAAAAAAAGATTCAAGCTTTTTTCTTGCTGCTTCAGGTTTTATGTTGTTTGCTTTTGCATAACGGTCAATTGCAAACTGGTTAGGAGCGATTTGTCCTAATAACACTTTTGGGTAAAGGGCCTGTTGGTTTTGCATAAATAATTTATTAGATGCGCTATCTGCTTGCAAAGATAAATCAAAAAATTCAACACCGCCTTTTTTTATTATTTGGTGTCCTCTTTTTCTTAATTCGTTTGCTAGTGGAGGAGGTAATTTATTAATTGCTACTCTGCCTTGTCCTCCTTGAGCAAAAGTTTTCATAAGATCCATAGCTATAGAATAGTTATTGTCTTCTTCTTTTCTCTCTAAGTTTTGTTTGTGCAAATTGAATGTTTGCTTAAGCTGGTTTTCAGATAGTTCTCTTTGTAGATCTCTTCCTTTTTGAGCTTCTTCTCGCTGCATACGCAACTTTTCAGCTTCAAGTTCCCTTGCTGCTCTCTTGTCAGAAGCTTGAACAAAACCTTCTGCTACTCCTCCAAGTAATGCTGAAAATGCCATTTTATTGTCCTTCCATTTCTAAAAAGCTTTGTCTAGGAGGCAAGCCTCCTTCTTGTTCTGGTATGTCGAGATCTAAAACCATACTATCGAATGCCTCTTCTTGTTCAGCAGGTTCCATGATATTTTGAAATTTTTGAGGGTTAATCTTAGACATCAATTCTATACTTTCTGTGTTGGTCATACCTTCGTCTGGTATTTCATTTACGACTTGTAACCCATCAATATCTGCCTCCATGCCAAGATCAGAAATAAATGCTGTTAAAGGAGGTTTAATAATTTCTGCAACATCAGGAGAAAACATTCCTTCTGAAAACATTTTTAAAGTTACGGCAGAAGCTAGAGTTTCTGCTGATATTCCTGCGTCAAGTAAATTTAATAAAGTTTTTGTTGCTGATGGTTCTTCTAAAGACTCAGAAACCATATCAAAAGCTTGCTTTGGAGAAGTTATTTGAGGAGGTTTTTCGTAAGGCCGACTTCCAGGTGTGTCTGTCAATGACTGACCTGCAATTGGTTTTGAAAATATATCTATATCTAAAGGGTCGTGATTTTTTATTGCCATATCATACAAATCCTACAGGTTTCTTTGTGGTTGCTGTATCATCTACAGTTGTTGAAGAAGTTCTAAACTTTTGTAAAGAAGAATGGTCTATGATACCTGAACTTGCCATTTGTTTTATAAGAGCTTCTCTAACTCTTGTATTTTCCATACCTCTTAATAATTGTACAACTTCTTCAGCATACTTCGATTTTTGTTTTGTGCCTTCTCCTTTATCACGAAAGCGACTTCCAGATAACTGCATAGCGTCTTTAGAAGCTGATAATGCTGCTTGTTTTTCTGCAGCAAAAGCAAGCCTTTTAGTATTAACAGGGTCGTACATTTGTGCGCTGCCCCCGCCTTTTCCGCCACCACCAGCAAACTCTGAAAGCAAACCTTTTGCTGCACCCATTAGTAACTCAAACATTTTTTAACCTCCGTATCCTTCCGAACCTACGTAATCTGGCTCATCATACATTTTAAGTAACCCTTTAGATACACCAACAAAAGATTTTTCAAGAAGATTACCTAAAAAAGAGCCTACAGATTTTTGAGCATCAGCATCTACTTGAGCTTCAAACATTTCTTGTGCAAATTGATTAGCTATAGCTGTGAGAGCTAATTGTTGATTTCTTTGAAGAGTGTTTTCTGTAGATGTAAACGCATAAGATACTTCATCTCTGTATTCTTGCCATATAGCGTTTAAAGCTGAAGATTGAATACCTAGAATAGCAGCAGCATTTATCCTATTAGCATTATTTTGTTCTGCTGTGTTAGCAGTATTAATAGACCTTCTCCATAAAGCATTAGACTGTTCGATTGCTGACGACATAGTTGCGTTAAATTGATCTCTTGCATCTGATAATTTTGCGTTATACTTGTTAATAGAATTTGCCTGATCAACGTTAAATTGATCCATAGCTGCTTGCCTATTGGCATTTGCAGCAGAGGCGCTAATAGATAATTGATCGTAAAATTTGTTAACTTCTGCTTGTGTTTTAGCATTTGTATTTAATCGAACATTTTCTGCAGCCGTATCAGTAAATAAGGCTTGTTTACGAGCTTCATATGTTATGAGATCTGCTTGTTGTTTTAAATCAGCATTTTTAGTATCAATAGCAAGAAAAGTTTGAGCATTTTGTTGTGCTGCTTTCATACGATTATCAAGGTTTTGCTTGTCCATAGCAGCCAGTGTTGCAGCATTTGTCAAAGCTGTTTGTTGTTGGTTATTTAAATTTTGTAATTGTATAGCTGCAAACTTATTAGCATCTTGTACTGCAATAGGCAACGCACTTTCTGCAATAGCTTGTACCATTGCTGCTGCTGCAACACTAGAAGCGCCTAGTCCTCTTGCATTCATTATCTCTTGTACTTTTCTTACATTTTTTGAGGCCCAAGCTGGAAGTGGCTTTCCTTCTTCTAATGATTCATAAAGAGATTCAAGCTGATATTTTGTTGTAGCCTGTAACGCTAGTTCTTGTGTTTTAGCTTCTGCAAGACTACCTCTTTCTAGCATTTGCTGTTTTGTTCGTTCATCGACTATCTGCGATGTATCTACAACAGAGTTTGCCCTCTCTGTTATTTGCGCTCCTTGAACATCTGTAGGCATATTTGTTAAATTACGATCTATAGCTTCAATATTGCCCAATCCTTCTTGGGCTTGAGGAGCAGTAACAGTAGGCGTTGCAGCGACTTGAGTGGGAGATATGTCTCTAGCAGCAGGGTCTACTAACGTTGTGTCTGTTGTTAAAAATTCGTCTGGCTGAACAGCTTGTGATGCAGGTTGAAAAGCTCCTTGACCTAACTCGACCACTCCAGTTGCTTGTTCTCCCATAATGTTACGAACAGGGCTAAAAGCTTCTTCAGTTGTTAGCTCCCGTGTTTCTTGTGGTTGCTCTTCTGTTACAATTTCTTCATCTGCCATTGTAGTTCACCTTTATTTCTTCGGCCTTCATTTTTTCTACAGCTTCCGCTATATAGAAATATTTAAGTTCGTTATTCTCATCACGCTCATCGCTAAATATTATTTTCCATACTTCAAGATCGAATTTATCATTTATGGGTTTTTTGAATACAATATTAAGCTTCTTAGCAAGAACATCTGTTCCAAAGTTAATACATTTTTTTTCAAATAGGAGTTTGTGGTAAAGCTGATTCCCTTTTTCTATGCTCTCTTTGTAAGCATAATAAAGTTCTTTATGAACTTCTAAGGTTGTGCATACTTCAGTTATAACTACAACTTTACCTTTTAAGGCTTCTTCTGTTGTTTTACAGGATGTCAGCCATAAAGTCAAGAGAATAACTACAGTAATCAAACATACTTGCTTTAACATTGTTAGCCTTCAACTGGCGGGTGCTTTCCATTATGGGTCTTCATTAATACATCAACATCGCGTCTTAACGAGTTGCACCTGTGTTTTAAGCCCTCTACTTCCCTCGCCTTATCTTCTTGGTTGCTAGGAGATAACATCCCACCTAGTATCTGTAATTGGTGGTTCATCACAGCACCACTAGCTTCCACTTGATCTAATCTTGTTTGTATTACAGCTAATTCTTCTTTAGTTGCTTTAAAGTCTTCCATTAAACGACCAATTTGGCCTTTTACCATTCCCCACGTTGCTGCCAGACCTGCAAGCACTGTAGCAATGGTCATTAATTCTTTTGCGCCTAATTCCATGTTATTTCTTTACCCAGTTTATGTACACGATAAGTGCGAGTAAGCTTCCTGCTACAACCAAAATACCTAAAACCCATTCAAGTGCTTTGTATATTTTTCTTCTAAACTCGTCTTTTTCTTCTTGTTCTGCTTCGAGTTGTTTCTCATGTTCTATGATTCTTTTTCGGCGTTCCTCTAATATTGTGTCCCATGTACTAGCGCCAAACCGAATATTAATCATTCTTTTTACTTTAAGCATCTGCTCTTGTGCTAGTTTCTCCTCGATTGTTTCTTTTGCTATTGCGCCTATGGAGAACTTGTCGGCTGATGATCCTAAAGTTTTATTAAGTAGCTTATCCCATTTGCCTATTATGGGATGGGCTTGTTGTTTTACTTCTTCTCTTCCTTTAAATAAATCGTCTATTTGATCTGCAATTTGTGATACGTCTTTTGCTGTACCTATCGCGCTTTTGATTCCTTTGACTGCGCTATTAACAAGGGCGAGTCCTGCTAATATTTCTGCAACCATATCATCGTCCTTGTCTGATCAGACCGTCTGTATTTATGATTGGATGGCCTATTGCCATATAGACATATGTATTTGCCGAATTGCTGTCACTGCTGACTCGTTGCTTTATACCGCCTTTTACAATATCCATACTCGTCCCCGTAGCTTCTCCATTATTCAGATCGGGGTATAAATCTTTCGTAATTGGATTCGATGGATTTCTAGCGGTATCTCTGAGGAACCAAGACTGCGTGTGATCCATACTTTTTATAAAAACAAGCTTGGGCGTTATCGGCCCTGCGCTTCCCTCGGTTACAATAAACGTGCCATCAGCATTGGCGTTCCCCTCGTAGGAACCGATGGATATATATGGACTTTCCGCGAATGCATAGAAAACGAAAGTTCCACTAGCTATGCTTGTCGCATTGCTGTTGCCCTCTAAATGAAATAGGGTCGAGGTGTTTTCGCTAGTATCGAAATAGCTGTTATTTGCTTGTGAAGCATTTGTATTTAAGAATAGACTATAATCGTCGGTTAAACCTTCATGCCATACAGCCCAGTTATAAGTATCATTTGTTCGTTTAATGATGATCATCTTGCAATCTGTAAGCCCTGTTTGTAGCGTCGTGTCGCTGTTCGAGCCGTTATATAAACCGCAACTGAACCCAAATTTGGTGTTGACTGATAATTTAGTTATATCGGCAGTTCCGATAGTATCTGCACTGCTGGCAACTCCGTCGATCATGTAAGAGCCTGACGTTGGGGGATCGCCTTGAGCCTCACTGTTTGTCGCAGTTGGCGCACCGCCAGCTTTCAGACACAATGCGAACAGTGAATTTCCTGAACCGTTCCACCACCCGTCCGCGCCAACCGTGAATCCGTCTGAGTCAAACGACAGAAGGCCGTCGGCGTTAGTAGATTCTCCACCTGCACCGTTGGTGATCATTTCCTTTGTTGCGCCCCGTAATGAGTCCACCACCTGTTGCGAACTGCTGATCCCTCTGTCCTTCACCCACACAAAATCTGGTTGCATATTATTCGTTCCGCCAAAGGTAAGTGCCTTGGATGCCCCGCCATCGCCTGTAAATAACTTGATGGCGAAGTGATCGGAAAGCTGACTTTCGCTTGGTTTTATTGCAGATGCAATGTTAGTTGTATTTAAAAACTTATATCCACTAGGAACCGTAAAAGGAATATCAGCTTCTTCAACTAACGTGAATGTTTTATCGTTATAGCCAGTTCCTCCGAATGTAGCACCCCCTACATCTATTGATTGACTTGGATTATCTCCCGTAGCAGGATTACCGTCAGTTCCACCATCAGCAGCATACCATGAAATACTACTAGCAGAGTTATCCCAAAATCCAAAAAATATTTTACCATTATCAACATCAGCACAAATCCAAAACTGATCAGCAGTTTGAGGTGTACCGACTGCTGTTGTAATATTTACGATATGTGTGCCATCGCATTGATAAGCATTAGTTGAAGTGGTAACGTGCCATCCACCTAGACCAGTAACACTAGGAAAACCTGTTGTTTGGGTTAATGTTGTCCAGATACCAAATGCCTTTCCTGTATCGTCAACGGCAGCTTGGCTTACACCCATGATCCATTTTCCAACAGTAGGGATTATAAGATTTTGGCCTACCCGCACTTCCGACGTTGAACTAACCTGAATGGTTTTATTTCCATTTGTAAGAGTTGGTGAACCAGCAGAAGAGTTTTTAAAATATGGGTTCCATAAAGCTTCTATATGTGTTGGGGTGTGGTTGGCAGTCGTAACTGTTCCATTGTTAACAAAATGGTTTAGATGTGTACTGTCATCATTAGCGACACCAAAGGATTTGTCGCTATGTACAAGTAAAGAAGTACTACTATCACTCGTGAAAGCGGTTGTTGAAGGTGTAAAAGTTCCTGTA